CGACTCATCCGGCACCGCCAGCGCCGCGGCTTCCTTGCTCCGCGCCGACACGGTCGTCGACTCGTAGGCGGGATACGTCACCGGCGACACGTCATAGAGCCGCACGGACTTGATCGTCCGCAACGGCATCTCTCCGCGCTGGCCGTAGTCCCACTCTTCCTCGGTCACCTCGAAGGCGAACGAGGACTGGTTCACGTCGCCGCGCTGCACGCTGACCATCAGGTCGCGCGCCCAGGTCGTCTCGGGCGGGTCCACGTCGTAGCGCAAGCCCTTGTCGTCTTCCACCAGACGCAGGGTGCCCGCCGTGGTCCGACCGAGCACGAAGTTGGCGTCGTGATTGAACAACGCCCGCACGTCGTCACGCTTGGCCGCGTCGGCAAACGCCCCCGGCGCGATCCGCTCACGGAAAATCCCGGCGATTTCGGTGACGTCGCCAAACACGGCCGCATAGCCCGACAGCCGCGGCTTCTCGTCCGCGCGATACTCCACCGGCAACGAAAGGGTGCGTCGTTCGCGTTCCATCACATCACCTGATCTGCCGGCGCATCGTCCGCGCCTGGCTGGTTGCCGAACGGTTGACGGGCGGGCGCCTCGGGCGCCCCGGTCAACGGGACCATGTTCCCGTTCATGTGGTACAGGTTGCCGCCCTCGGCCTCGGCCACAGGGTTCTCGTGCAGCTTGCGCTTGACGTCGTTGACCGACCACCATCCGTTCTGGCGTCCAATCGCAAGCGCCGCGGCGCGGCTCTGCAGGTCGGCCTCGATCAACGCCTCACGGTCGAAGATGGCCTGATAGCGCGGATACTGGCGCGTCGTCAGCACATCCCGGCGCAACGCCTGCTCCCACATCACTAGGAAGGGGTTCAGGGCGCTGTTGACGTAGTCCCGATCCTGCGCCTCGATGTTGCTGAAGGTCGCCCGCTCAAGGTCGCCAATCTTGTGCGGCGGCACCCGGAACGAACCCGCGATCATGGTTCGAATCTGCTTGCGCGTCTCGTTGAACTGCGCCTCGTCGTTCGTCGTAGACAACGCCGAGAACTTCGTTTCGTTGCCCTCGATGATCCCGATCTTGTGGGCGTTCTCGACGCCCTTGTGCATCGACTCGAACATCGAACGAATGGCCGTCCGGGCCGCGGCGTCCTTCTGCGGCGGGATGTGCAGCAGCCCCGAGAGGCGCGTCCCGTTGGCGAAGAACTTGCCCGCGTAGCGGTCCAGCGCAATCGCCAGCCCCACCATCTCGCGGCAGCGATGGATCGGCGACGGGTGACGCAGCACCAGCAGCGGCGGGCGATCCGGGTCGAACGTCCAGACGATCGGGTCGCCCTGGTCCATGCGGTAGCTGTACCGCTTGACGCCCAATGCGTCCCGCGACTCAGTCATTCGCGTGGAGTCCAGCGGCCACAACGCCTTGATCTGGCCGTTGGGCTTCCGCACGATCTCCGCGTAGGCGACTTCGTTGGCCAGGAGCGACCGCATCATCTCGGCGCGGAACTCGCTGGCCGTCATCTCCGGGTTGGGCAGGTCGTGCAGGATTTCCCACAAGACGTGCTGCTCGGCGTCGGCCCACTCGCCGTCGTCCATGCGGACGCGCAGCTTCAGCGGGGCGCGGCCCACGTCCTGCGCCAAGACCTCGACGCAGGCGTAGACGTCCGGCACCTGCATCGCCGTGGAAGGCGTCACCGACACCCCCGAGGCGACCGCATTCGTCCAGCCGTCCCGCATCCAGAAATCCACCTCGGTCAAGGTGGCCCGCTCTTCGGCCTTCGGCGCCGACAGCCCCAACCAGTCGCGCCAGCTCATGCCGGCACCTTCTCGGCCGCCTGCCGCTCTTCCAGCATGGCCATCTCGGCCAGGCTGCGCTCATACCAGGGCTGCGCGATCGGGTGCTGGGAGACGTGCCCGCACTTGACGCGAGGGTCCACGTAGATCGGGCAGCCCACCGCCTCGGCCTTCTGGCAGAAGGGCACGTCTTCCGTCACCGTCCACGCGCCGGCCGGATCTTGCCGGTATTCGAACCACGGCTCGGCCATCGCATCGAACACGGCCATCGGAACGAGCGTGCAGCCCATGCCGACCAACTGCTCCGGGATCAGCGTGTCTTCGAAGACGCCGTCCTTGTCGTAGTCGTAATCGACGCCCAGCGTCTGCGGATTGACTCGCGCCCGCTTCAAGGCCACCGGCCAATGGGGCCATGTCTTCAGGAAGTACAGGCCCGAGACGATGCCCTTGTCGTGGTGCGCCAGCATTTGCTTGAGGACGTCGGCCGGCCACGTCATGTCTGCATCGAGGAACAGGATGTGTGTGCAACCCTGCGCCCTGGCGATCCGCACGGTCTCATTCCGCAAGTCACTGACCAGCAGGAAGTGATTGACCCACGCGAACTTGACGTCATCGAACCCGTGCGCCTTGGCGGCATCCGTAACGCGCTGGCCCCAGCCGAGTTGCATCAGACTCGCCACGGTCTGCCGGTAGACCGACCGCTCGTTCGAGCAGACCGCCACCAGGCACCGGCGCTGACCCGCAGGCACCGACAGCGACAACCCGCCGACAGGCTTCACGACCACCCACGACGAGCCGACAACGCCGAACGACAGCCCGCGCATGTCCGACCACGGCGTGACCGCCTTCTCGACGCTCGGCCAGTTGATGTCGTGGCCGGCCAAGATGCCACCCGGCTTGATCTTCGGGTACCACTCTTCCAACTCTCTTAGGACGTGGCCCGTCGAGTGGTCGTTGTCGAGGAAGACGAAGTCGAGCGACCCGTCCGCGTAGGTCTTCGCCGCGGCCAGGGAGTCGATCACGCGCACTTTGACGAAGCCGGCCACTGGCGCGAGGTTCGCCCGTGTGGCGCCGGCCAGCGTGCCATCCTCGCCACGGAGGGCTTCCTGATCGAGGTAATCCTTGTCGGTGTGGAAGTTAGCGCGTGCGACCCCTTCGAAGGTGTCGCAGCAGTCGAAGCGGATCTGCTTGCCGCTGTTGGCGATCTCTACGGCCAGGAAGGCGGCAGACTTGCCAAGGAAGGTGCCCACTTCCACAAAGTGCGCGCCGTCGGCAGCACGACTCACCTGATCGGCATACAGATCAGCGAAGTCGAACCAACCCGGTAGGCGTTCGTGGAAATGGTCGATGGTTCAATGGTGAACCCATCGGCGTAGGCGGTCTATTAAGTGAATACGTTAATCTGGCGACGTTGTTGATCGCGCCGAGTCTGAAAGCATCCGATGCAACGCCGTCCGCGCCACCGCCGACACGCTCACGCCGCGCCGCAGCGCCTCTCGACACGCCCGATCGTGCAGGTGCGCCGGCAGTCGAACGGCGACCGACTCGGCCCGCTGGCCCTCAACCAAGGCCGGGCGCCCTCTGCGCTTGCTTACACGCTCCATGCGTAGACCTCCGTTGATGCGGTATCCCTCGCGCGCCGCACGATGGCCCAATCGACCCCGGTGATCAGGGCCGCCATGCCGTCGATCTTCTCGGGCGACTTCTCTTTAGCGATCCGCTTCTCGCCCTTGCGGCCTGACAGGATCACCAGGTTCGAGGCCATCCACGTCAGTATCTTGTTGTTCCCGTGGCACAGGTCGGCGCTCTTGATCAGGTCGAGCGTCTTGGTGATCGCCTCGTGCAACGCGAAGCCCTGCGTCGTCTTGATCATCTGAATGCCGGCGCCCTGTAGGTTCTGCGCGGTCTCTGTCGCCGAGCGCGGGTCGTAGGCCACCGCGATCACACCATCCGCCTCGCAATCCTTGATGATTTGTTCCTGCATCACGGCGTAGTCGGCGACGTCGCCCTCAGTGACTTCCAAGAGCGGCCGGCCGTCGGGCAGTTTCGTCCGCTTCCACTCCTCGTAAGGCCGGTTTGGGAACTTGGCGATCGCCGCCTCTGGAATCCAGAACCGCACCTTGACCGCCACCCGATCATCGTCCATCAGGTAGATCCGCACCCACGCCGACAAGTCATCCGACTCGCCCAGGTCGAGCCCGCCGTAGACCTCCACTCCAAGCAGTTCGTCGTCGCTCGGCATCGGCTGGCAGGCGGCCCACTTGCCCATATCGATCGCCCGGTTCGCGCCCTGCGTCCACACG